GACGAAAAATAATAACAAAATTTGTGCATTTTGCACAATGACATAATAAATCAATAGCAAAATATACCAAAATTAATATTTTCATATTGTGCAATTTGCACAAAAATAACTGGTCTATACAAAATTATATCGCATAAACCAGTTACAATTGTGCAATATGTACAATGTTAGATATTCGGTATATGATCAGATAGACTATTCAAATAGCTTTCAAAGTCCGGAGTGATACCAAGTGTATAAGTAGTGGGTTGTAATATAATACTATGTCGTTGTGTGCTGTGGTATACATTACCTGATACATCCACATAATCAAATGGTTGCTGTTTATCATCATAATAGTGAATCAGCTTATCGGCAGTCTTATAATCAAATACAAGCCCTTTTTTAAAGTTCCGGATATCATTATTTAATCCACTAACTGCAGCTTTACGAACACCGCTAACAGTCATATGCAGCACCCCTTTATAATCTCGATAACAATACTTCTTAGCACCCATTGTTATAAACTCTGTGTGCAGTCCGTTTTTCGTTTCATCATCAAAAACCCCGAGCGGATGCCTAACCCCGTTAACGTCAGCAGGCATGAATTTATTCTTATCAATATCCAAATCACGTGCTGCCTCATCAATCCGCCTGAACACCTCATTATTATACTTTTCAACAACACTGTATACCCTATCATTTATACCTTTTATCGAGTCTGTATCATAATATATTACATCATTATCAAGAGTCTTACCATCATCCCCCTCAATACCACAAATACATCTGTATAAATTCCATCTGGCAATACTTGTTACAAAGACGCCTGTTGCATAGAAAAATAATGTACTATAACTTTTTTTCATTTCACCAAGTTTCTTATCAATAAATCTTACCCTATTGCCTTTTTTATCAATCACTATATCATCAAAACCATGCCCAAACCATCCTTGATCAATTGACCATTCAACCCCGCTTTTAAGTGCATTTGTCACCGCCATACCATAGCAACTATTGATTTCACTTTTGCACTTCCGGTAGTAGTCATATCTTTCATCATCTTCAGATATATGCTTTAATTCAGTTTTAACATTATATCTATCCAAAATAAAAGATATAACTCTTTTATCAAGCCTCTTGGCATAGCTTACCCAGATATGGTTGTAAGTTATCTCACAATCATAACACAGCTTTATACATTCCAAATCATAATTTGTGACAACGCATCTGCAGCTTTTCAGCTGAACCACACGCCCATTATCCAGAACCCTTTTATAATCCCCCTCACTGCCATGATCAACGTCTGTTAATTTACTGAAACTCAGATAATGATTATGTTTAACTGCTCTTATATTTTTAAGTGTAATATCCATAATAAAACAGTATTTATCTTTGTACCTCTCAATCTCATTTTTACTTATACTGAAAAATGGTTCAGATGGGAATTTAAAGCAGCACATTACATAAGGATATGAGCTTGTAAAGTCAAATGACCATATACCGGAGCAATTGAATATATCATCCCCCTTTAAATTGACAGCAAAAATAATATTAGTATTGATTGCATTACCATGAGTTAGTCCACCCTGAAACGCTAACATTAAAGTGCAATACATATGCTCCTCTGGAACTAAACGCCACATATTTTTTAAATAATAATAATCCACATATTCACGCAGTGATCTTCTAACTGCTCCTGTTTCTGTTAGCGGAATACTAACAATATGATTATAGCCCTGTTTATCTCTGAAATTCTCAATAATCTTATAAAGTGTGATAATATCCATTTCACAATAGTGCAGAGCTTTTGGCGGAATATCCGACAGTGGGCTATATGGTATATTATAATCAAGCTCTCCCACCGCTTTTGCAACATCTGTATATTTTGCAGCTGCCTTTTCCAGAGATAAATTAGTAAGCATATAAGCACATCTGAATGTGATATTTAATTCTTTAATAGTAAATTGTATTGGCTTTCTTACGTCCCTTGCACACATATTGGATATTGTCCAATTATTATCTTCAATCACATCAATCAAGAACTGCATTTCATAGCTCAGATTGAATACATAAACAAACTTATGTATGTTAACATCTGATATTGCTTTCAGCATTAATGATACATCTTTAAACTCACGCCCATAATATACTGTATCATTGCATCCGAACTGCCAAATATAGGGAACTGCTGCACGTTCAGTCTGTTTGTAAAATTCTGCATCCCGGCTATAATCAAAAGGCTGCCATTTATTATTGATCTTAAAAAGGCTGATAGTTTCAATGTCAAAAGTGAATATATTATCATCATAATGTTTTTTACGTTTATTATAAATCTTAGGTTTGGGAACTGTAACACCTTCATATATATTAATCATGTTTATTCCTCATATAAATCTATATCATCTGTTTTATAAGCGTTCATCATTTCATTTCTTAACCATCTATAAAGTGGATCACCTTTTAACATTGTTTTTAATCCATTTCTGATGATCTCTTCAATATCAGCATTTTTGATATTAAGACTCCGGGCATAATCGTAAATTCTCATGATCTGATCACTTGACAGTGCATCCCGGATTCCCTTAATCTCTTTCGACTGCTCCATATCATCAACCATATCAATATAATCCTGTAAGTTATCAATATTATTATCAGGTCTGTTTTTTAACGTCTGGTAGGCTCTCATAGCACGTTCATCAATTTCTTTATTTCTCTTATAATATGATACTTTACTTGACTGAGTTTTATCCAGATATTTTGCAACCTTCCGGAGCTGCTGCAATGTTTCATCATCTATATTCTTACTCATAGTAAAAATATTCTGTTTGCTGCCTGCCCATTTTGATGTATCAATCCCTCTCATATCTGCATCACTATATATTGACATAATTTCATTTATTGCCAAATTCCAGGTATTATTGATCACTCCCTTTTTCTTAAACTCTTTATATCTTTTATTTAATCTATCAAAAAGTTTTCTATCATTAGAAGATATTTTCATCTTATCACCTCATTTCAAAAATAAAAGCAACACACCAAATTACAAAAGTGCCTTTGTAAATGGTGTGCTGCAAAACTAAAGGTATTGGGAAGTATAATAGTATATGTGTCCTATATACTTAAATTATACTATCACATTTAATATTAATGTGCAAGACTTGCCATGATAAAAGGCTTTCCAGATTTTGTTGTACCGGACTTCTTAACAATACTGAATTTTTCGCCTTCAAATATATCTGCAATCTCTCTCACATTTCTTGCGAATGTCTTGGACGTACAAGCATACACATTGCCATCTGATGCAAGGATTGAAAATACAGTTTCAACATCTCCATTATCCTTCACATCCTCAAATTCACAAAATGCATCAACCTCAATAACTGTTCCATCTTCCAAATTCTGGCAGCTCTGAATGTCATTATCAAGAGTCATTCTGTACCTCTCAACCTTCGTCAAATCCCTACTTGTGTACTTAATATCAATCATTTGTGTTATCCTCACTTTCATTATTATTTTCTGTGTTTTCATCATTGGACACGTTATCATTAATACCGCCGGCACTATTGGTATTAATATCATTTAATCTTTTCTCAATCTTTTCATTCATTTTCTTTTCGATCTCATCAATGATCTTTTCCTGATCTTCCGGGATAATATTATTTCCATTATTCAAAAATTTACCACTCTCAATATCAGCCTGTGCATCCTTTACAAGTTCATCAAATAAATTCATCTTAATTCTCCCTTCAAAGTATTTAAAACTAAATCAACTGCATCTGACTTCATAGCCTTTGCATATTCAATCATACCATCCAAATTACAATTTGTCACTTGTTTAATGTGATTAATTTTTGTAACTAACTTTTTATATTCTGACTCAAAGCTGCTTTTAATACCCTGCTTAGTCATAGACTCATCATTACATTTTAGAATCATATATATTGATACAATTTTAAAAGTTCTGTTGATATAATCAATTAGCTGTGACCTTATTATATCACACATTTCATTATACTTTTCTATCATCTCTTTTTTATCCATTTAACTTACCCCGTTTTTCATTTATAAGCTGCATAAATCTTTCCATCCGCTGCCTGATCTGATCATACCTCTTGACATGAGATATTTTAAACATCCGGAAATATGAATCTTCCAATTTATAAGCTGCAGCAAATAGATCATCAAGTGCTGATTTATAATTATTCTTATACTTCCAATAATCCATTTCATCAAGCAGTTTCTTAAATTCTCTGATATTCCATTCATCCAGATTATCAAGATTAATATTTAATATACCATTATCACCGACATTATATTTCATTGTTTTATTCTCCCTTCATGCTATCTGTTTAATATCATAGTATGATATTACGTCTTTGTTAAATTCATTATATAACTTATAAATAGCTGCCTGCGGTGTTAGTGCCTCAACATATCTGACATTTCTTACATCATCAACATAAATGATACACTTGTATACGTTCATTTTCTCACCCCCTTTTGATTTATGTTATTAAATCTGTTATTGCATATTTTAATTCTCGTATTTATATCATCTAATAAGATCTGTCTTGTTATATCAGGAATTAATATTGATTGTTCAATCCTGCATTTAATATCTTTTAAATCATTAATGTGTGTATTAACTGCCCATTTTGCACCCTCATAAAATGCATTTAATTGTGTCATATCTAATCTCCCTTCTGATCTGTTGTTTTGTTCTTACAAGTATAATTATACTCATTCATCAAAAAAAAGATATTGACAATCCATACAAAAATTGTCAATATCTTTTGTGCAATTTATACAAATTATAACATATTATAGCACTGCCAGAACTCAGTGCCGGTCAAGTTATCCGAAAAGCAAACTTTTTTCTGCCTGATCAGATTAAATATATTTGATTCTGGCTTAGTCAGTGGTACAAATCCGACTGTACAAAGTGAGCTTAGGTTATATGTATCAGCAACAACTCTTGTATTTTTCTGTATAGGCGTGTTTTTCGGACTCACAAACCATGTAAAATCATTTGGATTAATCCGGCTCTGCAGCAGCTCCAATAAAAATGTAGTCATGCCAAATTTAAAAACAAGTGTATATATAGTAGTATAATCATCCCTATGCCCTCTTAAATGTGGATGCTCGCTTGTTTCCCATTCACCGCCGGCAATCGCTTTTGCTGCATTTCCAAAAAACATACCTGAGTTAAATTTTAAAGTGTGAGTCATATATACAGCGATTCTGGTCTCAACTCCATCATCATTTTTCTTTATATATGTATCAATTGATCCAACTTTCTGCTTGCTGAGATTAGTTAATTGGTATTCACCATAATATGGGCATATTCTGGACACCTTGTTACCGATGCAGAATACACGCCCTTTTTCATGTCTGAAAACTGTTGACATGAACTGCAGCAACATATTTGGTTCATTTGGGAGATAATATGCATTTGTTACAAACTCTTCATATATTATGTTTTTGATTTCCGGAAAAGCTAAACTTTTATAATGTTCAGATGCAGAGAGACCAAACATCCTACCTATCTTTTTACCTCTTATGATCTTATCTGCATCCTCATCATAATTTGCAAAATATATACTTTTCCGGTATGCAGTGATGGTGGTATATTCTCCGTTTGTCCATTCTTTAATATATTCATGCCCGTTTTTATTCCGGATAACATCAGAAAAATATTCTGTAACAAGATAGTCTTTTACATCCTCTGCATATCTTCTCAGATATCCAAACTGTGCCCCGTTTTTGTATGCATCCTTTATAAGCAGCTCTTTTACCGCAAATGATTTTCCGTTTGACCGCTCACCAAGAATTATGATTATATCTGCAGATATTTTATCTATGATCTTAGCCTGCACATAATCAAGTTTTGTCAACTCTTTTTGTTTTTTCATTCGGCTGCACTCCCTTCTGATGTTTCCGTGATGTAAAATTTACCGGTCAAAAATGTGTCAATAGCTCCATCATTATGAATGTATGTGATGCTATAATCATATTCGCCAAATGAAAGTCTATTTGTATCTGCCTGATATAATTCTATCTGTGGGTTTGCATACTCTCTTGATAATACAGTATAATTAAAATTCACATTTCTTTTCATGGCAAAAAGCAATTTATCGCCTGTCTGCATTTCGTATGGTTCAGAGTCATAATATAATGTTATATCAATTAATGCTGTATCACCCTTTGTTAAGTATATGTTATTATCTTCTATTTTTAACATGTGTTCACCCCCCTATTCATTTTTTGTGTATTGAAAAGATAAAAATCTTCCTGATGAATTGTGCGTAAAATATCCTTCAATATATGTGGCATCATTACATGCAATATCTAATTGATAATAAAGACCTGATTCATTAATAAGCCCACCCTTAAATACCATATTATATTGATTATTATGCGGAATAATAGATTGCCAACCATTATTAAAGTTTCTGTTACTTCCTAAATCAATAGTTTTTTCATACACCGTACTTCCATCAATCCAAACACCCACTTCCCTTTCCTCAAGCGAATACATCCGTGGTGTAAAGATGTTATTTGTTCCGAAAGTAAGACCGTAGACTGTATATGAGCCGTCTGATGCTGTATAACTCTGCCTCATCTTTATCGTCTGACCTCTCCGCAAATAGACTATATCTCCCCAAGTATAGATACCCGATGAGATGAAGTTAGTCTTAATGTACACACCATCAATTGTGACATGCACTCCTTGATTGGTGTCCGCAACAAGAATAAATTCCAAACAGCAATCTTCTGTCGCTGTGTATGTTACATCTGTATTTGCTGGAATATTTGTACTCGCCTGTATAACCCTGTTCGTATCAATAAAAGCGCCGCCTCCGTTTGGTGCGTATAACTCACCTTGTACTCCGTCAATCTCAAAGTCTGCTATCTTTGTTCCGCTTTGAAGTGTTGGAGTGATTTCAACGTCTGAACCGCCTCCTGCTCCAATTGTCAGCACTCCTGATAAATGCCCGTGTCCATTCAAATTACCATTCATATTACCATTTGGCATATTTTTCACCCCCTCACAGCTATATTTACAAAGTGTTGTATAATATTGTAAATATTTTCTTTTCGAACTTCATCATTGCCGAGATCACCCGCAAGTATTGATTTAACAATATCATTTATAGTGCTTGTGCTGCTGAAATTATCCCATATATTATTATCGTTTACACATGATGATATAAACAAATCCCTTTCGGCTTTACGGCGATTTATTAAACCCTTAAGTACATTTCCACCTGCATCATGTATATATAATAACATGGCATCGGCTATCTCTTTTTTTGTGCGTTTTCCTTTTTTAGTCAACTGATCGAGGGACCCTACATTATAGCAAAATGAAACCATGGCGTCATACTCGTTCTGATTAAAGTTATACTGCCCCTGATATATGTTAACAAGTGTCTCATATCTTTTTATGTCGTCTCTTAACATGCTTTCGGCAGTCTCTCGTGTGATCGTCTGACCGGCTCGTACATCAGCGCCATAATGTCCATAACCGATAGTATAATACTTTTCACTCGGCACACATTTATAAGCATGTAACACACAGCCCTCAAACTGCTTTATTAAATTTAATCCGTTTTCACTTATTTTCATTATTATACCTCTCTTCCTGAATATCAAGTTTTTCGTTTATGCGTGCCAATGTATTAACAAGTGTTTCATTAAACTTATAATTGGTATACATAAAGTAACCACAAACTACTACTGCTATACCATTATTTACGATAAGATTTATTATTTGCTCCATCATATACCCCCTTAATAAGTCATATATGTAAAACTGTTGACAATATCTGTTGCAATGATATCAAGTATGTTCAGATCGGATAACTCAACATATTCTTGCAGCAGTTTAACTGTTGACACAACGCCTATGTTTCCATGCCTTATGAGTTTTATTGTCTCTTTATCTGTCAGATTTCTTGTGTCCTGATCAGTATTGTTGTAAGTCATTTTATCCTGTACAGAATTAAATGTATGCGTGTCTGTTCTATCTGTAAATTCTGTCTCATCTTTAACATTATTATATGTCAGTGTATTTTTAAGATTGGAAGGTGTTGTTACCTCTTTATCCGTATCATAAAATGTGTTTGTGTCAAAAGTGGTTTTGGATGTTGTGACTGTTTCTGTACCTGACTTCTCATCTGTTTCATTTCCGCTTTTGGTGGTGGATTCTTTACCGGTCTTAACATCTGTTTCATTTCCGGTCTTTACGTTGGTATCATCGCCGGTCTTTTTGCGTGTATCTGTTCCGGTCTGTTTTAACTCACGTTCTGTTATTTCCTCACCATCAACATTCCATTCAGGATGAAATTTTAAATATTGTGCCTCATATATTTTTCTGTACTTTTCAGCATTTGAAATTAATGTATTAAATACTGTTGATAAGATCAGATTGCAGAACTCTTCAAAATCTGTTGATTCATCCCATTTATAAAAATCTTCTCCATATCTCTCATTGATCACTCTATCCTTAAAGCGTTCATAGATATATGCTGTGAGTAGATCGGTTTCTATATCTTTATACATTGCATCCTGCTTTATATAGTAAATCCATTCATCCGGGATTACCCTATTTATATTGTCCGGAATAAGCGAATTTAATCCTGCGTCTCTATCTCTATAGATCAGATCAGATATCTTAATAGGTTCATACTTTGTATTATTCTTGTAACGTATCGGCATTATCGTTTCCCCCTTCGTACATTATTTCAAAATCATCTGAAAGTTTAGCCCTAATATTTGTCCCCCAGTGTTTGTTGACTCTTTCAAATCCTTTATTTTGCTCTTTAATCATTTCAGAAGTGTTGATAATAAGCAGCTGATTATTTGTATTTAATTCCTCTTCATTTACCTGAGCTTTTTTCGGATTATACATTTTTATGCCAATATCTCTGAAAAACTGCTCCAAGATTTTATCCCTTGCTATCAGAAGATCATTTAATCCATCCTTAATACTTGTTTTATTAATATCAACATTCCGGAACTGCTCAACAATTGCATTGTCTGAAATTACCGCCCTTTTACCAAGTGTAATCTTATCAAATAATCTTTCAATGCTGCTTTTTACGTTATCATTTCCGGCTGTTGGAAACGATGTTAAACGAGTATTTACGATGTATATATTAATGGAAGATTCTATATCCGCAAGCTGCCTTGCATACCTCTGTATAAATGTAAGTAGCGACCCATCAGAAGGGAGATAAAATATATTATCCTGCAGATGATTGCAATAAACTATCTCCGCATTTACTCCAATTTTAAGATTATCACTCCCCAAATATGGCTGCGCATAAACTGCAGCTTTTGGATAATAATATGGGCTTTTCTGGTTATCATAAAGTGATGTTGGAGTTGTATATAATTCACCTGCCTTTTCAAAAAACACAGCATGATTTGTACAGATTAAATTTAACGCAACTTCTCTGTCTGGTATTGACTCCGGGAGTCCTTCATATTCTACTATACCCAAACAGTAATCAAGAAGTTTATTGAACCAATAATTGTACCCCCTCTCCACATCTGCTACATCATACATTAAATTAATCAAGTCTTTTAGTTTCATTTTTCTATTAAACATGTTGCACCCCCTATTCTATATAAATGCCACTTGTTAACAGTGATTTTATCTGTTCTATCTCATCATTTGTTGCATCTGTAAACCCTGTCATATCAATATCATCTGCTCTGCATCTGATATATCCGGATGTTTCGCCAATTGTGATTTTTTGATTTGAAATATAGCCCTTTAATTTTTTGAAGTCATCCGGAACAAAATATGATGGTGTGCTAAAGATCAGATATGGATATAATACACCGAGTAAACCGGCTGTTCCGGACACTCCGCCTGCTCTCTGGTAAGTTGGTTTACTCTCTATCATGTTGACAGCATTTCCAACTGCTCCAACGATATTGCCTGATGCAGCACTTGCAGCCATTCCAAGACCTGAGCGGGCTAAGTTAGTATATACTGATAAATAATTCTGACCATTTATAGGCAGTTCAGATTTTATATTGCCTTCAACCTGATACAGAACATGCCATGCACCTTTGGTTATTGTTTGAACATAAGCAATGCAAGTTCCTGAGAAGATATCAAAATGATAAACAACCCTGATCTTACCACCCATACAATCATCCGGATTAATATTAATTGTAGTGCAGAATGGTAAATAAAGCTGTATTTTGGTATCAACATAGTCTGCAAATGTGCCATAATACTCATTAATATTTATTATCCCACAATCCACTTCATAAAACGATGTGGCAAGTCTATGACCTGCTGCAGAAGATTTAAAGTTGCCAACTTCAACCTGTGTTAAAGTTCCTGTCATTCCGGTAAAAGGTATCATTGATAATGATATAATATTATCGAGCGGTGATCTAAAGTTTTTAATTATCGAGTCAAAAAAGTTTGTTGACCATAAATCCGCTGCAAGATCATTCAATTCTGCAGATGTAACTTCATACAACTTTATAAATCCGGTATCACATACTGATAAAGTTGGCAATGATGGTATGCTTATTTCGTAATCTGGTCTGCGATAATCACCCATACCGCCGCCACTCTCCGCCGGAGGTCCTGCATTGCCATTTGGATCCCAATATATACCGCCAAGCTGAGCATCAAAATATCCTTCTGTAAATACAAGACTTGTGCCTGTAGGATTAAATTGATAGTCATAAGCAGCTACTACGGGGAAATCCTGTTTTCTGCTTTCTGTAATTTTTCCTGTTAATGAAAATGAGGCTTGAATATTATTTGATAAATCAATATAAGCAACAAAATTTATAAATATGTCTGTTGTAATAACTCTTATTCCTTCAATCTCTGCAGAGCATAAATCAAAGTTACCATCAAGTGTAAGCTGTGGACCTACATATCTATCATTCTCATCAACAAATCTGAGAAATGCAATCTGTGTTCCTCCAGATTTATTTAACACTATTCTACTTATATTATAAAGATTTCCTTCGATTTCTACATTCTTATATTTACCTTCCCATATGGGATAATCTTGAAACACAGTATTTACATAATTATAATAATCTCCACAATTAAGAAGTTGAGTGCATGATACTCCAAGAACAGGATCACCGGGATGTTCTGATACTGTGGTACCTTCATCAAATTGCACTTTTCTTCCGTTTGCATCTTCCATTCCATATCTAAGAAGTGTCCACCATGTTTTTTCACTCCATGCCATTATTCTCCGCCCCCTTCCGGTGTTTCACCTGCTCCGCCTGATGTTGTAGCAAGGATAAACGACTGACCGCCAAAACCATTGCTGAAACGCTGTGTTGCTATGGTATTATTTGCTGTTTTTGGCACTTCATTATCTACCTGATACAGATTAAATGATTTTGATGATCGCTCAGCTATAACTGTTAAATCTTCTATTGCATCTTTATTGCTCATTAATACATCAACAGCAAGTGTTACATAATAACGCTGCTGTGCATATGCTCTTGTTGTCACATAGTAATATCTATCAAATTCCTGTATGTGTACATAATTGAAATTTTGCAAAACATTATTTGATAATATTAATGTGGGATTGATCAAGTCTGTATCATCTTTTAGCACTGCATTAATTAGATTAATTGAAATCTGTGTTAATGTTTTATTTAACGTATTTTGATCTGATTCGTTGTTATAAGTTGTAATGTGAACTGACATTTTATCACCTCTATTCAAAAAAGGGACACATTATTGTGCCCCTTTTAAATTGTGTACAATTTATGGTGTGGTATCATCAAGAATGAATACTACTGCATTTTCTGACAAATCAACACCATATGAAAGACCGCATCCGGCTGTGTAGTTGGTATATCTGTTCCTGTTATTACGATCTGTTGCTGTGAACATATCACGCCATGTTGTGAAGATAGACTCTCTATCTGCCATAACTCCGACAATTCCTGACTGTACAATTGCGTTTCCGCCTGATGGTGGAACAATGTTAATTGATGTATCATCTTTGAAATTGTGAGCAACATTGCCTGAACCCTGCAGTGATACATACTCATCATAAAGTGGAAGTTTTACGAAGTCGAAGTTAAAATCATTATAAAGATTAAATTTAACAGCTGATGCAAAATCAGATGAAAGTAGCACATGCATGTTATCACGCTGAGTCGCTCTGAGCTGCGGATTCTGATTAATACCTTCATTATAAAGTACTGATGACTGCGACAGATATTTGATGTACCTATCATAAGTCATTGATGCAAAGCGAAGTGCCTCCGGTGTTCTTAAAAATTCGTCTACATCTGCAGCCGGTGTTGCTGCTATTGCATTGTATTCTGTGAAGAGATTTACAACATTATGGTTTGCTTTAATCTTTTCTGCAATAAGTGAATTAAGTGCTGCATGGTTCATTGCATTGATTGATTCAACCAATGATTTATCCATGGCATCCATGATACCGGATATAAATGACCCCATCTGTGACTCACTCTGAAAAGCTGATTTAAAAAGCTGATCTGGGATAGAGATATCAAACTCCCAAACGAGGCGAGGATCACCAAACAATAACTGACTGATTCTTGGTTTGTCAATTTTAAATTGGTTTGGTGTGAAGTTCTGATCACCGATGTTATATGCCTCTGAACTCTGGGCAGGTATCACGTCGATATTGACCTTCTGAACAATTGCCCCGTACTCAATTTCGTTTCTAAGAAATGCCGGGAACTGTACCCTGTTATCAAGTGTTCTAAAATTGGTTTTACCGATACGATCAATTAACACTCCCAGGTATCCATCATGATTGGATGCAGAACTAAATACCATGTTACCGAGTGAAATAAGACCGGTCAAATCCTGAACTGCGATTGCAGCCTGTCCCCACATCTGCTGTGAGGCTGCGTTGACTAATGCATAAATTTGTTCATACGTCATAATTTAATTACCCCCTTATTGGTATTAATAGTTTATATTAATATGATAATATCATTTTTGTGCAAATTGCACAATATGAAAATATTAATTTTGGTATATTTTGCTATTGATTTATTATGTCATTGTGCAAAATGCACAAATTTTGTTATTATTTTTCGTC